TGCGGAAACCCTACGCAGACCAGTGGAACTTTTTATGATTCCCACAACCGGGATAAGGCTCTGTATCGCACCCATCGCATATCCAGCCGGGATTGTCCAAGAACCAACAAAGAGAACATTGCGGCGATGGAGCGGAAGTATGGCAAATACTCCAACTTCATACGGGTTCGCGTGGATGGAGAATTCCCCCTTCAGGAAGACGATGTATTCCTGAGCCTCTCCATGTTGGAAAACAGCCTGCAGACGGAATGGGAGATGCGCCGTCCGCTGAAGATCGACATCGCCTGCGACGTTGCCCGGTTCGGCGACGACAAGACGATTATCGCATACAAGATCAATGAAAAGGTGACGATTCACAGCAAGACGCAAGGCCGCGATCTGATGTCCACAGCCGACAAGATCGTAGAGCTGGGCGTTGAGCTTATCCGCAAATATAAGTATAAAGGCACAATCCTGATTCGCATTGACGACAGCGGCGTGGGCGGCGGCGTGACCGACAGGCTGCGCCAGATCAAGAGCAAGTCTCCTTCCCGTTTTGCGTGGATGGAGGTTTTGCCTGTACATTTCGGCATGCGCATCAAGCACGCCTATTATCACGACTCCACCACTTACATGTACGGCGTGGTAAAAGAGTTGCTGAGCACTACGGACGAGGACGGCAAGCCAAAGCCCGTAGACCTGATTCTGCCAAACGATCAGGACTTGATTGCCCAGCTTTCAACGCGCAAATATGAAATGACAGACCGCTCCAAGATGCGCGTTGAGAGCAAGGATGAAGTAAAAAAACGCACCGGCACATCCCCGGATGAAGCGGACTGCATATTGCTTTTGTGCCTGCCTGCAAGGGTACGCAAAAAGCCGACAAACAGGAAGGAGTAAACAGCAATGAACGAAGAAAACAAGCCCAAAGCTGCGCCTCGGCAAATGCACGTGCGCGTGGTTAAGGCAAAGGAAAATCCCGTTCAGCCTGTGAGCAAGGCCGAGCATGCAACCAACATCGCGCCGGAAAAAGACCGGGTGGCCGGCGATTGGCTGCAGCATCCGCTTGATTTCGACGGGTTGGATGTGCTTGTGCAGCACTCCACCATTCTGCCTCAGTGTATCAAGGCTTATCAGAACAATGTAGTCGGCTTTGGCATTGAAGTTGACTATGTTGACGATATTGACCAGAAGGAAGAAACCTCGGAAATGAAAACTGAGTATGACCGCATAAAACACATACTCGATCTTCTTTCCTTTGAATGCTCCACGCAGAACATGCTTGGACGCATGGTAGCCACCCGCGAGAGATATGGCATCGCCTATCTGGAGGTTATCCGCAACCTAGCAAATGAAGTTGTCGAAATTGTCAACATCCGCAAACCCGGCAGCATATTCCAGACAACAGAACAAGACGAATATGTGGATGTTCCCTATTATTACAAAGGTGAAATCACCAATCGCAAGCGCAGATTCAGAAAGTTCAAGCAAGTGGTCGGCGCGGAAGTTTTGTATTTCAAGGAGTTCGGCGATCCGCGCATCATGGACAGGCGCAACGGGCGCTATGTGACGGAATTGGAGCTTGAAAATCAGGCCAACGAACTGCTGGACTTCCCCATCGGCGACCAGCCATACGGCGAGGTACGCTGGATCGGTCAGATCATGGGCGTAGACGGCGCACACCAGGCGGAAAAGCTGAACAACAATTATTTCCAGAATGGGCGCCATACGCCGCTGATGATTATGATTCAGGGCGGCACGATGTCGGAAGAAAGCTACACCAAGCTGCAAGGGTATATGGAGGAAATCAAGGGCGAGGCCGGACAGCACGCCTTCCTTGTGGTGGAGTTTGAAAACACCGATACCGCAGCGGCCTTTGAGGAAACGAAAAACCCCACAGTGCAGGTGAAAGACCTTTCGCCCATGCTTCAGAAGGACGAGCTGTTTCAAGGCTATCTCGACAACGTGCGCAAGAAATGTCAATCTGCTTTCCAGCTGCCCGATCTCTATGTAGGTTACTGCACGGACTTCAACCGCGCAACGGCACAGACGGCAATGGAAATCACTGAAAAACAGGTGTTTATCCCATACCGAAACGAGCTTTCGTGGTTGATTAACCGCAGGCTTTTTGCTGAGTATCAGTTCAAGTACTGCGAGGTACGGTTCCGCGCCCCGGACGTAACCAACCCGGACGATCAGGCGAAGATACTGAACGTTGCCGAGCGCGCCGGCGGCGTAACGCCCAACGATGCACGCCAGATCGCCGCAAAGATGACCGGCGCAACTGCCGAGAACTACGAGGGCGATTGGGGCAACGTACCACTGGTATACACCAAAGCCCTTCAGGAAAAGGCGAATCAGAGTTTGTCCGAAAATGTGCTCAACCAGCTGGATGAACGCATACAGAAAGCCGCCGTCCACGACAGCGAGGAGCTTGTTGCCGTTATGAAGCAAGTTCGCAGGCTGCTTGTGGATATGGGCAAACAAAAGGGTGATGCAGATGTGCGTTGATTGCTCTCAACTGATTAAAGCCATAGACGCCTATATCCTGAAGCAAAAAGATGATCTGGAGGATGCGCTCGATCAGGAAGGTTATCTGGAGGCCTCCGAAAGCACAGACGCCGCCCAGCGCTTTGAGGACGAGCTTGTCGATGTAATGAACGCCGACACGCAGAACGTGGCCGATCAGCTTGAAAAGGCGGACAGTCCGGAGGACTTCGTGGCTGATACATGGGAAACGATTCAGGAGGCATCTGCGCTGGCAGAAGACATCCGGGATGTGTTTGAAAACGGCTTGACCGAGCTGATTCCAAAGCTGGTTGAGGCATATTTGCAGGAGACGGACATGTATCTGGTTGCGGATGTGATCAGCCAGAGAACCACAGATTGGATTGCAAATTGGAGTTATAACCTCGGCCAGATGATGAAGCTGACCAGCCACACCGGGCTTGAAAGCATCCTGACCGACGCCGTAGGCAACGGAAAAAGCGTCTACGAGGCCGCAGACGAGATCATGGACAAGGGCATCCGCTCCAATTACTCCCGCGCCAGATCCACCGCATTGACGGAGATGCTGACCGCCCACTCCGTAGCCAGAAATGAGGGGCTCATGCAAAGCCCGGCAGTGGAAGATAAGGAATGGCGGCATTCCGGCGGGCGCAGAAACAAGGTTCGCAAAAACCATGTAGCGATGGATGGAACGGTTGTTCCGAAGGACAAAAAGTTTGAACTGCGCGGCGCGGACGGCGTGATGTATCATCCCGAATATCCAAGAGACCCCATCCTGCCGCCATCCGAGCGCGTAAATTGCCACTGCCTGCATCGCGGCATCGTGAACAGCGATATTCTGGGATTGAGCCTTGACGAGCGCCGCAAACTGCAGCAACAAGCCATAGACGCAGATGATCGCCGCTGGGCTGAGGAACTGGACGATAAAAACCGTCAAAAAGCCGGAATTGAACCCGCTGGAAAAAGTGCAAACAGCTGGTTTCCAAACGGAAATCGTGGTATAATGGAGATAACGAAAACGGCTCAAAGATTCGACATAATTGCAGAGCCAAATGACGTGATTGATGTTGTCTACAAAAAAGGTGGCGTAAGCCGCGCTATCTACGACGAGGAAGGTAGAATCGTTCTTCGTATAGATAACAACGATCATGGAAATTCGCGCAATCATCCGTTTGGCAACGGCGGAGCGCATTATCTGCTGGCTATCTATGACAAAGACGGTAACTTTGTAAAGTGGTCAAAAAACATGTCGCTCACCGCTAAGATGCGCCGTTGTTGTGCGGACATTCTCGAAGATACCCACGTTGGTTCGATTAAAGGAGCGGATACCATGCTTTATACTTATGAGGAGTTCATAGAGGCAATGGATGTCTACTATGAGGAGGTTATTTTTGATTATCAGGGAGTGCGTTATATAATCTCCATGAGCATCAAACCAGACCCCCAAAAAGGCCTTTGGGGTTGTTTTGGCACTGACGGCTACGAGGTCTACGCCAATAATGCAGAGGAAATGCTGGACGCCGTTGTGATCGACGGCGAAAAGCTGCGCAATCTGCTGGACAAAATTGAATAACCCTTAAAGGCTGCGATTCATTCAGGATCGCAGCCTGATTCATTCCGATAAATCAAGCGCTGACAAACGGCATAACGCCTCACGTCGGCGCTTTTTTTATACCCATTT